TTACTGCTTACACTGTAAGAACGCCGCAAACTCCGCTCCCCAGATGTTCATCCGTATTTCACACAGCGAACCATGTAACATCCAGATGATGAGGATTGCCGTCACGCAGAACGTGATGGCCATAAGCGATTTTTGCGACATAGCGCTTGCTCCTTTGTTGGAGAGGCGCTAACCTGTCACTTGCTAAGGTTAGATGGTTAGGGCCTCGGGTTAACGTTTAAGTTGACTCGGGGCCTTTCCACATCCGGCCTTCAGGTAATCCTTCCAGCCGTCAGCCGAAAGGCACCCACGTGTAATCTACTGATTTCCCTTTGTGCGCGCAATGCTCAGTGTTGAAACTGTTTAGGGGGAGGGCGGCAAAAAAGCCCGCATATTGCGGGCAAATACGTCTGTAATCCAATGGAGAAAGGGGTGCCATATCGACTGAACCCGACAACCGGATAGCGGGGGCTTTCACCCCCGCTGCGGTTTCTTACTGTTTACACTGCAAGAACGCCGCAAATTCTGACCACATGATGTTAAGTCTGAACTCACACGGCGAACGGTGTATCATCCAGATGGCCAACAACATGGTTAAGCATAAAATGCTCACGATGATCGTTTTTTGCGGCATAGCGCTTGACTCCTTTTACAGGGAGGCGCTAACCTTCCACTTGTCTAGGGTAGGAATGGTTAGGGCCTCGGGTTAAACAATATGTTTGACTCGGGGCCTTTCCACATCCGGCCTTCAGGTTTTCCTTCCAGCCGTCAGCCGAAAGGCACCCGCGCGTAATGTACTGGTTTTAAAGCCATACCGCAATCCTCCAGTTGTAGCGTTAACTGACTGCGTCCCTGATGGGATTTGCGCATTGTCTCCCGTGGAATATCTTTATCGTGGAAGATCAACTGAGGCTGGCCAATAATTCTGTGCACACTTTCCATTGTTGAAAATGTGGCGCTGCACTCAAGGTTATTGCACTGATAGTATTTGTAGCGGATGGTGCCGGTATCATTGGCGGCTTTACTGGTACGGATCCGGGCAGATGCGCCGCAGAATGGACAATGAAACATTGATATACCCCCCTGGCTGAACTGGGGTTGAACTCGTCGCCATTCTAACCATTGCTTTCCTTTTCGGCTATCCACTCGGGTATTCTTGCCTCCAGTTCAAGCCTTGTGGTGAAGCCGCTTCCGTCGATATTGTGTTCCACTTTTGCAATGAGCCAGTCCTGATTGTCTATCTCGGTTTTAAAGCCGGTTACCGTGCCATGCATTTCAGGGTAAAGCTCCGCTCTGCCCCGGGCCAGCGTGATGGAGAATTCAGCCGCACCGCGCTGTAATTGCTGCCACCTGGCGGCAGCTGCGCGCTGTGCAGCAATTTCGTTTGGGTAGGTTTTTCTCAGAACGAACACGTTACCTTCTGCCCCCTCCATGTAGCTGCCTTCCCGGCTGCTGCTCTTTTCAGCGTGAGTTTTTCGTTTTTTTATGTTGACGGCTTTCTTTTTGCCATGATTCAAATCCAGCCAGTACGCCTTCACCCCTGTGTATGCCTGGCGATCGGCTATTCTGAACTGGTGACTGTCTCCGTCACTGCGTGCCAGTGCAAATGAGGGGAGTGGGCGCCCGTCAGCTGTCACGCCGCCACCCGGCAGAATGAACAGCAGACAGCCATTTTTGACGGTAGTGATGGCTCCCAGCATATCAGCCATGCGGGTAAGGAATGATATGTCGCTTTCTTCCGTCTGGTCGGCATGATCGATTTCAATATCCATAAGCATATCGCTTATCTGGGCTTTCAGTCCGTAACGGTGGGCAATAGCGGAAACCACGCGTTCAACAGTCACGTCGTGCCAGGATACTTCCCGTTTGACGTTAAATTCCTCCCTGAAGTCTGCGCTGTTTGCACTCAGTGTCAGCCGATCCGGAGGTCCTTCATGAGCGACCTCATCAACAATGTAGGTGCCTTTATCAACCAGAGGCTCTCCCTTCCATCCCAGCATGACTCTGATGTGTGTTCCCCGCCCGGGGAGAGCCAGTTGCCCGTCGGCATCATCCAGCACAAGAGTGACCCTGTCTGCTTCAAACCCCCGGTTGTCTGTCATGGAAAGCGATATCACCCGGTTATTCAGTTCCTGAAGTGTGTTTTTATCCTGCTCCCTGTCCAGTGAAACGCTGAAATCAGGCATTTTCACCAGTTCTTTCAGGGGGGAATAAACCGTGTTACCGTTCAGCAATACCATAATTCCTCCGTTTTTCCCGCCACAGTTGCATACCAGAAACACCACCGGAATGAGTTTGGGTTGTATGTGTATTGCGAGAAACCGCAGTTCGTGAAAAAGCTCCCCGTGTTCGTAAAGATCTCTGCTGAACTCACACGAATGCAGGGTGAATAATATGGCTGAAACCCGTTTCCATGGCGTGCGGGTCCGGGAGAATGCGGATCTGGTCACGGCCATTAATGATATTGACTCCAGTGTGATTGGTATCGTGGCTGTTGCTGATGATGCTGATGCAAAAACATTTCCGCTGGATAAGCCGGTGCTCCTGACGCGCGTTATGGATGTGCTGGGTAAGGCCGGGAAAACCGGCACGCTGTACAAAAGTCTGAAAGCTATTGCCGATCAGGTCAGCACCAGAGTTGTTGTGGTGCGGGTTGCTGCTGCGAAGGAGGGGGATGGTCAGCCGACACAAACGCAGCTTGTTATTGGTGAGGTCAAAAATGACGGAACCTATACAGGCATGCAGGCGCTCCTGGTGGCTGAACAGAATGAGGCTGTTGGTGTTCGTCCCAGGATCCTGGCTGTGCCATCGCTTGACACCAAAGAGGTGGTGGCGGCACTGGTAACCGTCGCGAAAAAGCTGCGTGCCTTTGTGTATGCGGGCTGTCCCGGCTGTAATACCGTGCAGGAGGCTGTCACCTGGCGCGCCGATCTTGCTCACCGTGAAGTTATGCTGATCTGGCCTGATTTTATCGCGTACAACCCTAACAGTGGCCAGAATGAGGCTTTTCCTGCATCTGCGTATGCGTGCGGGTTGCGTGCGAAGATTGACCACGAGCAGGGCTGGCATAAATCCCTGTCCAATGTGGCAGTGAATAATGTCCTGGGTATTTCTGTGCCGGTGTTCTGGTCGCTCCAGGCAGAGGACAGTGACGCGGAAACCCTCAATGACAAGGAGATCACCACACTCATTAAACGTAACGGCTTCCGTTTCTGGGGTAACCGGACTCTCGACACCACTACCTACACCTTTGAGACCTACACGCGTACGGCGCAGTCGCTGGCGGATACCATCGCCGAATCGCAGTTTGAAACCGTGGACAAGCCGCTGACGCCGTCGAACGTGAAGGATGTGTTAAGCGATATCCGGGCAAAACTGAGTGCCCTTGTGACAGCGGGTAAACTTATCGGGGCAGAGTGCTGGTATGACGTGGTGGATAACGGCACAACGGATCTGCGTCAGGGGATTGTGCGGATCCGCTACAGATATACGCCGGTACCACCGCTTGAAGATCTGGAGCTTCACCAGACGTTTACTGATGAGTTCTTTGACGGTGCATTTGCATCACTGGGAGGTGAGTAATGGCGGTACCAAACAAACTTCGCGTTTTCACGGTGTACATCGATGGCGAAAACAAGCTGGGGCGGGTGACGTCCTTCACGCCGCCTAAACTGACCCGAAAAACGGAGTCCTTCCGTGGTGCCGGGATGCCCGGCAGTGTTTCCGTCGACTTTGGTCTTGATGATGGTGCACTGGATCTCTCTTTTGCGGTAGGCGGCGCAGATGCCCACCTTTTCTCCCGTTATGCCGGGTCACTTGATGAAGTCCGTCTTCGCTTTTCCGGTGAGTACTATTCGGATGCGGATATCAGATATGTGGATATTGAGGTCCGCGGGCGCATCACTGAAATCGATATGGGGGAGGCGAAGCAGGGTGAAGACACTGAGCACAGTTATTCGATGAAAAACACCTGGTACAGACTGAGTGTGGACGATCGGGAAAAAATCGAATTTGATGTGCTGAATTTTATCTGGCGCATTGACGGTAAGGATGTGCTGCCGGATCGCACCCGCTCGATGCTGGGCTTCTGATTATTGTTTAACAGAGAACGGCGGGGATCCCGCCGTGGAGACTGAAAATGGATAAAGAAACGGAAATGGCCACTGACACTGCCGTCAGTAACGGGGAGGCTTCCGCGGTGGCAGTTGCCGCTACGGCTGCACCTAAGAACGTGGTGAAGCTGACGGTGCCTGTTGTGCGCGGAGATGTGTCGTACAGTGAAATTAAAATCGGACCGCTGGCGAATCAGGCCGGATCGCTGCGTGGGCTGTCTTTGCTTGCGCTTTACAACATGAACTGTGATGCCATGGTCACCTGGCTTGCGCGTGTGACAGAGCCAAAACTTAAGGAGGCCGAAATGTATGCCATGAATACGGCGGATTTTACGGCGCTGAGCTCGGCGGCGGTTAATTTTTTCGCACCCTCGGGGTCGAATGCACCGGCACCGGAGAACACGGCAGAGCCGTAACCTGTCTTTGCTTTGACTGCATTGAAGATCCCGTTGCGGATATTGCTGTTATTTTTAACTGGCCGCCCGCAGAGATATTTGCAATGACGCCTGCAGAGGTGGTCGCCTGGCGTGAGCGGGCGGCTGCCAGAAGCGGAAGTCACAATCATGATGAATAATCTGCATATCAGGGTTGCTCTGGCGGCGGCAGACACCCTGACACAACCTCTCAGGCGCGCCCGCGAAACCGTGGGCGCGCTTTCTGATTCCCTCCGTGAAACTCAGGACTCCATCCGCTCGCTTGAACGGCAGAGTGAAGCCTTTGCTGCGGCACAGACTAAATTTGACGAAGCCACCCGGAAAATTGCCGCTGTTCAGCAGCAACTGAACCGTCTGCAGCAGGCGGAGCGTGAGGGTACCGTGCTCAGTGAACGGCAGCGTGAAATGATGGCTTCGCTGACCACCCGGCTTGAACGTCTGAACCGGGTGAGGGATGTACATCAGCGACGCCTGGAGGATTCACGCCGGGAGCTGGAGAGACACGGTATTGCCGCAGAGGGCAGCAGTCAGACCATACAGGCAGCCATTCGCCGGACGGCAGAGTATAACGAAGAGCTGGCGCGACAGCGGCAGGCACTCGCACAGGTGACCCGTGCACAGCAACGCTATGAACAGGCGCAGGAGCGACTCGGGCGGATACGTAATGCCGGTGCGGCGGCACTGGCTGCCGGTGCAGCAGGACTTTACGCTGGCGGGCGTGCTGTTGCGCCGGTGATGGATCTCCAGCGTCATGGTGCCGTCATTGCGGCTCAGGCAGGAGAGGGCGCGTCAGATGCCGTGGGGTATACCGGGGTTATAAACCACATGGTTCATACCGGTATCACACCGGATGCACAACTGGCGGCTGAAGCTGTGGGTGCTGTCCGCTCCACTCTGGGTGGGCTGGGGGCGGTTAGTGAGAATGAACTGACCCGAATCACCCGAAAAATGCTGGATATGCAGGCCGTGATGGGGGGCGATATCCCGCAGCACATTCAGGCGGCTGCCATCATGATCAAAAACGGTCTTGCACGCAGCAGTGACGAGGCGGTTGATCTGATGGTGGCGGGCATGCAGCGCATGGGGCCGGTTATGCGCGATGAGCTGCCTGAGATCCTTCACGAGTATTCGACCCATTTTCGTAACATGGGGCTGACAGGGTCGGAAACCATGACGCTCCTTGCGGATATGGCGCAGCAGGGGAAGTTTGCGCTGGATAAAACCGGCGATGCCATCAAGGAGTTCAGTATTCGCGGCTCCGATATGTCAAAGGCGAGTGCTGAAGCGTATGCGCTTATCGGGCTGGATGCAGCCAGGATGTCATCGGCTGTAGCCAGTGGTGGAACGGCTGCACGGGCTGCGCTGCAGAAAACAGCCTCGGGTCTGTTGCAGATCGTCGATCCGGCTGAGCGGGCCAATGCGGCCATCGCACTTTTTGGTACACCGGTTGAAGATCTGTCTGTCGATCAAATCCCTGCCTTTCTTGGCGCGCTGGCGCGGGTGTCTGACCGTATGGCTGACGTGTCTGGTGTGGCGGACCGGATGGGGCAAACCCTGCGTGACAATCTGAGTGGTGATGTGGCGCGGCTTACCGGGACGTTCAGCGCGCTGAGAAGTGGGATTATCGGGGAGATTACGGACGATCTGCGTGGGCTTGTCCGGATGGCCACAGCGTGGGGTGAGCGTCTGCAGGCGTGGGTGAATGCGCATCCGGAACTGGTGCGAATGATTGCGCTGACGACGGGAGCGGTGCTGGCGTTAACCACAGCGATGGGGGCGTTGTCCGTTGCGGCCTGGATGGTTGTCGCACCGTTACTGAAACTGCGTCTGGGGCTTGCCCTGCTTCGCGCGATCCCGGCCGGACTCTCTGTTGCCGGTACGCTGTTTGGCGGACTGACGGGTGTGATTTCAGCCGTGGGGGCTGCGCTGGGGGCGCTGACCTGGCCGGTTGTGGTGGCGGTGGGAGCCCTGGTCGGTGGTGCTCTGCTGATCTGGCGCTACTGGGATCGGGTCAGGGCGTTTGTGAGCGGATTTATTGAAGGGGTACAGTCAGCACTGGCGCCCTTCATGGCGACAGCCTCCCGTTTTGCGCCGCTGCTGGATCTGGTTTCAGGGGCACTGTCCCGTATTCTGGGATGGTTTAAATCCCTGTTAACGCCGGTCTCCTCCACGCGTGATTTGCTTGAGCAGTGCACCTCTGCCGGGCAGACGTTCGGGAGCACTCTGGCCGGTGCGTTAGCCACGGTTTTTTCGCCCCTGAAAGCTCTGATTGACGGTCTGGCGTGGGTGCTGGAAAAACTCGGTGTTCTGCCCGGTGAAGCTGAGCGGGTTAAGCGAAAACTGGATGAGGCCCGTAAAACGCCGGTGGCATGGGAGTGGGATCCGGAACAGAAAAAAATGGTTCAGAAGGCGTGGCACTGGTCGCCTCCTGGTGGGGCCAGTGTGCCTTCCGGCGCCTCCGGTACACAGCCTCCGCCGGTGGCGCTCCCTGCGGGGATAGCGCCGGACGGTAACCGTAACGTTCTCCGTCACCTGAAAGGCATTGAGGGGAATACCGGTGGTCTGCTGGCTGAAAACCGTAAACGTATCGGACCCGGAGATATTGTGTTTAAACATCTTCCACGGGCGCTGGCGGTCCGGGGGCAGTGGCATGAACCTGTCGTTGCGCCGTCTTCCGGCGGAATGCGCGCGCTGCCACAGGAGGAGATTCAGGTGCAGCAATGGCCGACGGCACGCCCGGCGCCACGAATGCACCAGCAGGAAACCTTCGCCAGCGCCTTTCAGGGGGAGATACATGTGCATCTTCACGGGGTGAGTTCGTATAATCCCCGGGAACTGGCGCGCATGGTTGGTGACGCTGTCAGGGCGGAAATGAACAGAATGGCACGTGCCGGAACCGGCAGCTTCCGCGATCGCGACTGAGGTGAAAAAGATGATGATGATTTATGGGATGTTTGTGTTTCAGTTAAGTACCCTGCCGCATCAGCAGGTGGAACAGAGTAAACGCTGGCGACACGTCAGTAATGAACGGGTTAACCGTTCATCCTCCTGGCAGTATATTGGCTCTGGTGAAGATCACATCACGATGTCCGGTGTGCTCTGTCCGGAAATCACCGGCGGGGAGGTGTCACTGACTGCCCTGAACACCCTGGCCTACACAGGATTACCCTGGCCACTGATTGATGGTGTCGGACAGATTTACGGGATGTATGTCATTACGGAAATCAGGACCACCCGTCAGGAGCTGGATCGCTATGGCATGGCCCGCAAAATTGAGTTCACTGTCAGCTTTCAGCGATGCAATGAAGATCTGCGTGAGCGTCTTCAGTCGGGCTCGGTGGGTGATCTGATGGCAGGATTAAAAAACAGCGCGTCGTCGGCCCTGTCGTCGGCGTCCTCTGCGCTGTCTGGTCTCATGTTGTGAAGGTCACTGTTCAGGCTTCGGCTTCTTTTCCCCAGCCAACCTTATAGTCCAGAATCGCCGCCGTATCGTTCAGGGCGGCGATCTCTTTTTTCATGTTACGCTGGCGAATGTGAATTTCCATCCCTTTGGCAAACAGGGCTTTTGCGGCTGCATCGCTGAGGGCAATCAGCTCATCAGCAGAAACAGGAACATCGTTGTTCTGTGCATCAGTCCAGAAAAAATCCAGCGGCAGGATCCCCGCTTTTGCGGCAGCAACGGAAGGCTCAAGGCGGGCCTGCGTTGACTTCCCGTAGTCCCATTTCCTGCCGTTATGTTCAAAGGTGTAACTCGCCGCTTCCATCGCATTACGCCAGGCGTTGATTTCGTCGTTTTTCAGGCGTCTGGCGTTTTCCCTGTCAGTGTCGTTTTCCTGGTATTCAGATACAGAGCCGTGATTTCCTGCTTTCAGTTCGCCCCAGAGTTTTTTGCCGTGTGGCGAGTTGTCATATTCGGTTGCCGTATAGGGCAGCCAGCTCTCCTCCCCTTCAAACTGGATCTCACAGTCGATAGTGCCGTCACGGTTATAAGCGGCATTTCTTGCTGATTTGATTGTGTGCATGAGTCTCTCCGTCAGGCAATGCGCTCAAATATTCCGATTCCTGCGCCTGCATAAATGTCAGCGCAGGCCCGCCACGTGCCCGGTGGCCTGCGGTTTGTGTTCCAGTTTTGCATGGATTCATAAAAACTGATTTCGAAGTCGGAATTAGTCATGCTCATCAGTCTGAGTTTACTGCCCGGGCGGGTATCTCCGGGCGCTATATTAATTCTGGCAGGATATACCCCCTCGGCATCCGTTGCCGCCAGAATAAAGCTGCCCACATCCCAGAGTGTCCGCTGTGTTTTTGCCTGTGCAGCCTCCAGTGCTTGCCGTGCTTTCTGCCCGGCGTTTTCTGCTGCCGTCATGGCCGTCTTCACAGCTTTTGGTGTGGCAGCCAGCACTTCACTGTCACTGTCCGTTGCGCTGCTTAGCTGAACAATACCTCGCTCTGTCAGGGAGGCATCGCCGGTCTGCGTGAGGGGGAGTATGGCAACCTCCTTCCATTCAGACCACGGCCCGTTGCCGGTGAAGTTACCTGTCACTGTCCGGATAAATTTTCGTGGAGGATTCCAGGCGGTGTATTCCTGCTGACAGAATCCCCATGCGCCCATCCTGATGGATAATGATCCGGCTGATGTTACCGGGTAGTGATGCGCAGTGGTGGCTCCGCTGTTGTTGGGCTGATAGTAGTCGCCATGATGTTCAGGTCTTCCCAGTGTATCCAGGTCCACGCTGAGGGCGGCTGTTGGTCTTGTTACTGCCAGCGCCTTAAGTGCTTTTATTGCTTTGGGTGTGGCTGCCCGGGTTTCATCATCACTGTCGGTTTCACTACTGAGCTGAGTAAATCCCTTACTGGTGGTTGTGGCATCCGGGTGTTTACCGTTTTGTTCATGCTGCTTTATCATTTCTGCCACGCCAGCCTGTGTTGCCATGGTGGTTGATGAGTCGGCTGTCAGATTTACAGAGGCTTCGTTGCTCAGCAGAATCACCATGCGGAATACCTGTTCTCTGCCTGAGCCCTCATCAAGCTGCGGTTTGTAACCTTCCGCAACATTACCCACGGCGATGAGTGTGCCTTTGCTGTCAAACAGACCGATTTCGCGGATCCAGAATCCTCCTTCATTCGCAGGAATGATCACTTCGGCGGTTAAAAAACTGGTGTTTTCCGCGTCACGGCTGACCCTGCTGACCTCGCCCCGCCAGACCTCTTTAACGAGAGCGGTTTGCGTGGCCAGTGGTTCTGTGGGTTTACCGTTACCGTCTCCGACGGCGATATGTGTCAGCGTGATCTTTTCTCCATCCGGTAACACCGCAGCTGCGAGGGCTGCTGTTCCGGCATTTGTGATAATGGTTTTGTATTTTGCGGCCATCATTACTCCTTGTCCGGTCTGATGGTTACTGTGATGCCTTCATAGGTGACTCCACCCGGGTGGATGTCACCACTGACTGACAGCGGGCTTGTCAGTTCTGCTGCCGGATATACCACGATGGTTTCCCCGGTCAGCGTGGCCCCGGTTATGCGGGATATACCCCGTGCAACGTAGGTCATTTTCATGGCGGCAAGGTGTCGGCTTACCGGGCGAACGGTGGTAATCATTCGCTCCATCTCCTGCCGGGTTTCCTCTGTCAGTCCGCGCTCCGATATGTCAATATCCAGCCTGAATGACCCCGGCGGATCGTTGTTCTCCCACCATTCTGTAATACTCAGTATCGCGCCGAAGGGCTCCACAGCCCGACGCATGGCGCTGATGGTGCCTTTGTGGCGGTGAATATGCCACGAGTCACGGATGATCTGACGACGTGCCTCTTCACTCCATGTTTCATCCCAGCGGTCAACGGAAAGCGCCCAGGCAAGCCATGGCAGCAGATGGGCTGGGCAGGTGTCGGGGTTCCAGAGGGTGTTGATATGGATCGGCAGCTCTGACAGGCGCTGAGCGCCCTGTTCCGAATGATGCAGGAAGGAGGGCGAGGATGGCGGCAGCAGTCGGTTATTCATCGGTGCCACCTGCAGAGATGTTCCGGGATGTGCAGCGGGCTGACTGGGTGTTACTGATCACCACATTCTGCGCTGGTTTCTTCAGCTCGACTCGCTGAACGCCCGGTACGTGTAGCGTTGCCATAATGGCAGAGCGGGCCACATCACGCCCTATGGCATTCTGAGTCTTCAGCCATGTGTCAAGTGCATCTCTGGCGGCGGCAAGAATGGGTTCAGATTCCGGGCCAGGATAAAAATAGAGTACGGCCTCAATATCGTAACTGACGATGGTCGCACTCTGTACCGTGAGTCTGTCGGCCAGGGGGCGCACAGTTTCATCATTGAGAGCCCGGCTGACGGTCGCGATTAATTCCGGTGACGCTGTGCCGTCTCCTTCCGTTGAGAGAATGGAGACAATGACCGTCGCAGGTGACGGACTGGTTGCCCGTGCATCGGCAACAAGACCGCTGGCACTGCGGGCAAAATATTCATATGCAGCAGAGGGGCCTGCGACGCTGAAACCTTCAAATCCGGATTGTGCCCGCAGACGGAACGCGCTGTCGCTCTCCATGATGGCAGCTTCTGTATCAGTAGCAGGTTTCAGTTCAAGGCGTTTCGCATTCACGATAGCGGCGAGATTATCCAGGTCTGTGGATACGGCATGGCTGAGCATGCACCCCGCCGCTGCATCGTTGATCCGCTGACGGAGCAGCATTTCGCGAAAGGCGATGGCCTGAGCAATGATGTTGAGTGGCTCTGATTCCAGCGCAATGGCTGCGCTGACGGCACTGCGCATGTTTTCAGGGAAGGCATCAATCATAAAGGCCTTCACGTCTTTCAGTATGCTCTCATAATCCAGTGATTCAATGATCTGCGGACGTGGTAACTGAGACAGGTCAATTGTCGGCATTACTCCCCCTCAGCGGAATGCTCATCTGTACGGGCTGCATTGTGCGGGTGAGCACGCCTGAGATGGCCAGCAGAGCGCGTCCGTCAGGCAGCCAGGCGATATCCACCCGGTTAATGGCGATCCGGGGCTCCCACTGTGCGAGCGCCATAACCACCGCGCTCATGCACTGCAGACGCGTCACGTCGTTTTGTGGCGCATCGAGCAGTTCAGGTAACAGGCTGCCATACTCTCTTCGCATGATGCGACTGCCGCGCGGGGTGGTCAGAATATTGTTTACAGAGTGGCGGAGGTGTTCTGTGTCACTGATGCATCCGCTACCATGCGGGTTCATGCCTGTGCATACCGGTGTCATTTCGGCCCCCCTGTCATGCTTCCGCCGGACTGAACACCGTTATGAACGTGCGTATGCACGGTAACACCATTTGAGAGTAAGTTTCCGTTACTGTGTGTGATATCCCCTTTCATGGTGCCACCGTCAGTCAGTTCAAACGTCCTGGCCTTCAGATGTTTTGTGCACTCTACGGCCGGTGTGTCCAGGGTAATACGTGTTTCCGCAGAGATCTCTGCGGTTTTGATTCCTTTCACCGTCAGCGCGCCTTTTTCTGCGTCATAGCGTATCTCGGCACCGTCAGGTGCAAGGAGTATCACTTCATTCTGTTTTGTGCCGGGCGCCGGGTGTTCTTCGCTGTAGAGACTGCCAGCCACAACGGCCATTTCAGGACTGCCGCCCGGGCAGAGCAACAGCACCTGTTCACCGGGGGAGGGGGGCAGCCAGATTTTAAACGCCCCGGCGCGTGTGCAGTTCCAGCGGAGCCAGTCCGTTGTCAGTCCGCCGCTGGTAGCGCGAATGCGCCAGTTTTTCAGATCCACCTCCGAAACGACGCCGGTGCGGACCATGTTTTCCAGCAGTCGCATGATTTCAGCATTCAACGGGTGTTTCTCCACAGGTTGTTGATAATGATTTCCGTCACTTTCTGTCTGTCGGCTTCACTGAATCCCAGCAGTTCGCGTTGCGGATAGCGGACGGCATTACCGGCAGAGACCAGTGACACTTCGCCGAACTGATGAACGCGGGCAATGCGGGCTGCGCGGCCTTCAAATCCCACGCTGACGCCGCCGGGATCGGTTTTTACCTTCAGAAAGCGGTTTGTCCGAAGCTGCTCAAACATGGGTGGACGCTTAATGGCGCTCTGCGTTCGCCTGCGGGTGTCAATTTCCAGGTATTCTTCAATATCGGCTTTGTGGAACGAGCGTATTCCCCTGCGCTCCGTGTCGTAACCGGTGATCATGGGGCCGTACCGGCCGGTTGTTGTCCGCCAGTTTTTCAGTCGTCTCACCTGAGTGCCGTTCCAGATGAACACCACACCTGCCTGGACACGGAATACACGTTTTTTACGGGCGGGCCACCGGTTACCGTCCGGTGATTGTTGCGAACGTATACGCTTTTGTTGCGCGGCGCGGACAGCCTGACCGACAGCACGTGCTGTTTTGTTTATACCGGCAGCGGACAGACCACTGAGGATCTCCTGAAAGAGACCGTCCAGTCTGTGCAGGTCATCCGGAGCCATCATTCTGACCCCATGTGACATCTTCGAGGGTGACGCGCCATGCTTCCAGGGCCCGGCTGACAGGCGGCTCTCCGATGTGTTCTGCGTGAACAGTGCCATCATCATTACGGCGGATAATCACCCGCTCCCATACCGGGATTTCCAGCAGGATATCGGTGCTGTCGTCGTCATTGATGGCAACAGAAAATTTGATATCCCTGTTTTTCTCCGGATTAAGCAGGAGATCAGGCTGATTGCGGTACAGCCAGCGCATCAGCGGCACCATCAGTTCATCGAGATCCTGCGTGAAGTCCATGACAAAGATCCCAAGCGTGTAACGGTAAAGATATGAGGGGGATTCGCCGGTCGTCTCAATGCCTCCGTTATTCACATACACAGTGAATTTCTCCGGGTTGGCGCGACACCATGGGCAGGCGTCAGTCATGGCGTCGCGCAGGGTGTTAATTTTCAGCATGCCCCCTCCTGTGTGTTATGGCATGTTCTGGTTGTTCTGTTGTGCAGACTTCTGACTGATTTTTTCAGCGGCGCGCTCGTCAATTTTTCGCTGAAAATAATTTCTGATAACACTGTAACCGCCGCTGATCAGATACAGCGCGCAGACGGCAGTACAGAAATACAGCATGATCTGATGAATGAATAACATAATCACCTCACACAAATGATTGACATAACGATGTCTGGCGTTTTAAAAAAAATGAATAACAATAATAAACACTCTCCATAATTCCTCTTGCGCTCCCGTCAGGTATCTTTTCCTCTCAGTCTTGCCTGCCGGGAGCCTCTTTTTTCTTATGCGGCGTTGCTGTTATTGATATCCACCGTCACATACTCAATCAGCACGGGGTAGGTGTCCTGGTTACTGGTGATATCCGTGATCAGCAGTTTGTCGTTATCCAGTCCTGCCGCCGGGCATTTCGCCAGATTAAAGGCCGCCTGGGTCTGACCGTTGATGACCGGTGTCACGCTGATGCTGTTATTTCCGGCAAACCGGAACACCACGTTGTGCCAGTTATGATTAAATGCCCCGAAGGTTCCCAGTTTTGCATTCTGTTGTTTGTGCTGCATCAGATTCAGGTTTGCGCTGTCGCTCTGGATGAAGAAGGCGGCCAGCATATCGTTTCCTGCGCTGCCTTCCAGAACAACGTTTTCAGGTAGCTGAGAAACCGGCCAGTGCAGAGCCATGGCGAAGCGGTTTTCTGCCAGCTGAACACCTTCCGGGATTTTGAAACGAAAGGCAATTTCCCCGCCTTTCTGAAGTAATTCAGCTGCTTTACTTGCAGGCACATCGTGGGCGATTTTCCAGGCTGTTTGTTGCCCCTGGACTTTTTCCACTCGCATGGCTTTACCGCTCTCAGCAGCAGAGTCATTTACGACGGAGGCTTTTCCATCTGCCCCTGTCCAGCCCTGTTCTTTCAGTTTCCCTTCCTGTGCGTCTGCGCGATAAGCGACGGCCGTTGTTCTTGCCGGTGATGACTGCGTACCTGCGCCCGGCTGAGGTGCAGGTGTGGAGGGCTGCGGGCTTTCCGTGGTGGTGCTGTCTGAACCGGCCGTGGCGGGAGGTACTGCGAGCACGCTGAACGGTGCGGGTGCACCTTTCAGGAAGGCGACGGTCTTCCCGGCATGCATCAGGATCGCCGTTGCCAGGCGGTCAGAAATAATGCCGCGGCGGGCCCATGAACTGAAATGCGTGGCGCGATCTGAAGAGGTCCAGTTTCCGTTACTACGGGATGCAGCACCGTAATAACCGGCTTCTGCCAGGTCAGGATCTTCGGCAGGCAGGTTTGTTGGCGTGTTAGCACCTTTCTCATCGGTCATCAGGGGCACAAAATAAATTTTTTGCGCTTCTTTGTTCTGATATGCACCGTAAACCACCGGGTACTGAGAGGTATATTGTTGTTTCCAGATATAGGTGGTATCGCCGCAAATCCAGGGAACAAGTGATGCGTTGCCTCCGGTGCACTGTGCAGCATATGCGCTGAGATCTGCGCGGAACTGATTCACCATGTTCAGGAATAATTGCGGGTACTGTGCGTATGTTGCTGATTTCAGATCAAACTCTCCCAGCATCCAGACCACGGATAACAGGACGTTTTTGGGGTTTTTATCCAGCGCGGCTTTTGTACGGGTAAGCAGATCGTTATACAGCGGTTTGCCGACGCCCCACAGGGATGATTCGGCCGTTGCTCCTGAAGATTCACTGAATGCCCCCTCAGCGCCGGAAGTAAGCGCTGACCCTCCACGACAGCAAGGTACCAGGAGGATCCCTGCATTTTTCGGGATAAACGCCAGTAATTTTTTGGCAATATGTAAACCCTGTCCGACGCAGCCATACTGACCTTTTGACAGATCGGCGTTCGGATGATTAAGGCTGCTCATATCCTGTACATCATGGAGACAGTGATCTGCCGGAATAATATCGTTATAGGTACATGCAGCGCCGCCCGGTGTTACCGTACTGCGACGCGCTAACTGTTTAATTCGTGGATCAGGACTGTCGAATGTATCGGGTAATGGCAGCCCCTCACCGTATGCCATGCCATTGGACTGACCAGCCAGTGGCACCACATAATAAAACTCTGGCTCAGTTGTGTGTCCAGTGTCGTATCCGTCGGTAGTGCCCGGTACGGGGTTTTCCTCGCCTTCTGGTACCGGAATGGCTGATGGCAGGTCTCTGTCAGTGACCAGTGCCTGCATCAGGTAAAATGGTGCTCCCGGCTCTGATGCTGAGACAGGTCCCCCAAGAAGTCCCCATCCTTCCCTGAGCATGGGCGCAAGTTTTTCGGCAAGTTCCTTGTTCGTCATTGCCGTCACAAGCTGATAATGTTTCGGTACCATAGTGACTCCGTTATTTTTCATGAGTGTTCATTCGTGCTGTCCGCTGCCGCTCCAGCCCGGCAATGGCGGCTTTATCGGCATTACAACTGTCCAGGGCATCTACCAGTCGGTCTCCCCAGTCAGCCACATCAGCCCATATCATGTGTTGCGGCAGCACCGGTACCGGTGTCTGTCTGGTCAGACTTTCCGGCACGCTCCCGCAAATGACGCCGGTTTTCAGCGGCGCTGGCGTGTTGTTGCAGGCTGTCAGCAACATCAGCAGGGGGAGAAGTGCGTGCGCACTCATCCGCCTGTAAGTTTTTCCGCATCGTTTCACGTCGTTCTTCCCCTCTGGCTGCACGCTCCTGATCTTCGCGCCGGATAGCGGCCAGCGCTGACTGTGTCTCCGCCGTGGCCTTAAGCAACTCCCGGACGGTCGTATTGCTCTCTTTCACGGCTTTTTCCAGCGCTTCATAACGGGTGCTCTCCTGACCTGAGCGATAGGCCCGGATGACCACCATTGCCTGCAGCGAAATGGTCAGCAGCAGCGCACAAAGGATAATGTTCAGTTTCATGGCTGCGCTCCCGCGTCTTTCAGGCACCAGTTCTTAAAATCATTCCGGCGGTTAACCAGTCCCTGCGTGCGCGTTCCGCCACTGTTCACAAAATCTGTCAGCCGGTAACACATGAGGCGCCATTGCCGTGTCTGCGCGTGTTTCCAGATGGTGGTGCGTTGCGGCGTGCCGTTTTTGTTTTTAAACCACATCAGATTCCGGCAGCCCAGGTTAAAGGCGGCGTCCGTCATGGCTTCGAATGCAGACTGCGGCATCTGCTGCCCCCTGCAATTCTGTGTGATGCAGTTCTCAGCGCGGCGCATATCGTTGATCCACCGCCCGGCCACTTCCTCCTGTGTGTACAGGCGGTTTTCCACGTTACCGGTGGATCCGCATCCGACCGTACCGACCCCCACCAGATCACGGTAGGGTCGGGCCCGGCACTCCTCCCATGTGGCAATTTTGATTTGTGCCTCGCGGGAGGTTCTCAGTTCTCCGGGAGCCAGGGAGATCCCCAGCGCCACAATGGCGGCCACGGCGTAACGCTTAGGTCCGGCCATCGTGCTCATCCTGCTTCAGAAGCATCATTGCCCGGCGCTCTGCGTCGTTCAGCTCCCTTCCTTCTGACTGCATAAGGATTTTTTCAATCAGTTCGTTGCGCCTTGCCTGGGCGATCTCCATCCTGCGGCGGTGAAGCCAGGCACGAAGCAGTGACAGCGTTCCCAGCACAAAACCGGCCACGGCAATTTTTTCGCTCAGCGTCATCACGCCGATACCGGCTGTCGTCACTGACGCCCAGAACGTGATGTGATCACAAAGCCGCTGAAACATTCTCACCCCCACAACTGGATCATTTCACGCCGGGTCTGCCCCTGCAGCTCCGGCAGCTCCACTTCCTGTCCGGCATGCAGAAACATGACGGCTGAAATCCCCGGATTGGCGGCCAGTACCGCCTCAGTCACCCCCTGCGTGGTGCCGTAATGGCGCTGACAGAGTAAATCGACGGTGTCACCGTCCAGAGCCATTACTTTCATCAGACCAGCTCCGCATAAATGCGGGTGACACCGCGTATGTCTGATATTGCCCAGCGGGCATCCCGCCACAAATCCTCAACCTGCATGTCCAGCGCGTCAGCCCTGCGGTCGCCTTTATCGGTGGTATCCACATCCCGGGTGCGCTCCAGTACAAACGCGCGGGTGAGTGCGAAAACGGCCCTGCGGTAGCGGTGGACGTGTACACTCTCTCCGTTCACCTGCGTGGCCGGAACGTCAGCCAGTGAGGCCGCGCCTTCAGCCATCCGCTCACGTTTCCAGAGCTCCAGTTCGGCGATCACATGGGCGACCGCTTCCGTTGCTGCATGTAACAGACGGGTTGTTGTTGTCCTCCCCGGAATGCGGGAAGCCAGGCGAATTTCATGCAGTGAGATCGCCGGCCAGAAGTCACCCGCGCTCACCATGGCGTCGCCGTCATCGGTGTCGGTGGTATCTGTGTCAGCGCTGTTCACGCGGGGTCTGGCTATCAGACTCATGCCTGTCTCCGTAAAAATCAGGCGGTGGGCAACCGGTAAAAAGAACGCGAAGCCTGTTCAGATCACCGGTTGCGCCGCCTGCCGACGAGGTGCGGTTCGTTAAATCAGTTTGTTTTGCGCGCGGCTTTTTTCTGGCTGGCAGCGCTTTTCTTTTTTGCGCTGCTCTTTTTCCCGCCGGTGGTGGTTTTCCTGCCCGTTGTGGATGCAGGCACCACCTGATTTCCGTCTGCCAGTTTCCTGACCGCGCGCTCCAGCGTGGCAATTTCACGCTTCACTCCCGAAGCCGGATTGATCCGCATGGCTTCACGTAACAGGTTCAGCGACAGATGCAGATCATCGGGAGAGGAGGAGGCGCGGCGGGAAAATGCGCGTGCCTTGTGCAGTTTTGACCTGACCTGGTCCGGCATATCCTGCTCACTGACCTGGTGGTTCAGCTCATCAAGCATGGCGGTGTACACAGACAAATCCGCCTCGCTGTCCGTTGTGGCCTGCGTCAGAACGGCGTCAGTAATCTCTTCAGCCAGTACCGTGGCGGCGTCACGGCAGTCAATGGCCCACACCATCATGGTGGTGATGACCTCATCCTGGCGTCCGCTGTCTCCTGCCAGGGTGCCTTCAATCCACCCTTCAAAGTCAGGCAACAGATGTTTTTTAAGCTCTGCCCTGGCGACGTTTGACTGAATACCCTTCAGCTGCATCTGTGCCAGCCTTAACTGGTGAAGGACCTGTTCATGTGCGGTTCTTTCCCGTTGTGTTTCCCGGGCGTTCATGGTCACCCGGTTGCGGGCCACCGCCTGTTGCACATAGCGTTGTGCCGGTGTCAGCATTTCTCAGCTCCTGTTAACGGGCGCGGCGCGCCCGTCCGGGTTATGCTTCGGGTTGCGGCTGTCCGCTTTCGGCGTTGTTGTCCGGATCTTCACCTGCGAAGGTGATCCCCTCAATCAGCGCGCATTTTCCGTAGTCTTCCACCACGTAGCAGTCATTCATGGACTGGTAAGTCGCGATACGGTTGTATTCCGGCTCCTCGCGAATGAAACGGCGCAGTGAGCCTTTCTGGAAGTAGATCGACAGGTTTTTCAGCGACGTGATGAGCATGGCGTCTTTCGGGAAGTACGGCGCAAGATACGTCTGAAGACCACCGACGGTACGGGACGCCACAATCAGCTGCCCGGCAACAAGCTCAGTGTTCGGGTTGGTGGTGCTGATGGCGTTAATCATGGGAAGACGCAGTGTATTGAACAGATCCCGCCCCATCAGTACGACCAGATCCGGTGCGTCCTTATGCCATTCATCCAGCACGGATGAGCGGATGTCGTGCACCATGGCATCCGGGTTACCATAGTCACCTTTTGCCACCAGTTTGTTTTCATCATCGCGACGGGTCAGGGTCATCCCTTTCACCACGCGGGTGGCTGCCTTGTCGCGGATGTGTTTCAGCCAGCCCGGGTTGACGTCCTGCAGGAGAGGGTTGGTGGCACGATCGGAAATCAGCGCGTGTGACTCCCCGTTGAAACCAATCATGATTCGATCCAGGGCTATCTGGCGGGTGATTTGCGCGCTCAGCAGTTGCTGAAAGTTTTTCTGGCTGCTCCATGCGTCAATCTGTGCGTAGCTGATGAAGGTATCGTAGTTCACCTGCTCGCAGCGGTAACGGCGTGCATCCAGATCAGCAACTGATGCAGGGTTGCGGCGTTTCACTCCGTCGCTCGTTGCGTTCGTGCTGGCAATGGTGCCGCTGGTGTCAATCAGGACTTTTTCACCTTCCTGGTCATCCACACCGATAAAATTGATTTCCTGTAACAGTCCGGCGCTTTCCTTGATGGCGTTCTCCATCTTCTGCTGAATGGATGGATCCACGTTGAAGGTTTTACCCAGGCGCTCTGTTGTGATACCAGCCAGCGATGCCTGCTGAATCATATAGCGTTCCAGACTGTCACGTCCTTCACGGGAAAGGGATAAACGGGCCATAAATTACTCTTCTCCTGTCAGAATTCAGCCAGTGTCTGGTCAGTGCCGCCAGCGGAAGTAAAACGCTGCTGTGGATCGGCATCCTGGTTTCTCAGTTGCGCTTTCAGTGCTGCAAGCTCGTGACTGAGCTCATCCAGCGCCGTTTTGTCGAGGGCATGTTTCTGCTCCAGAGTGCTGAAACGGTCGATAAGATCTGCATGATCGGATGCGATGTTTTCCACAACGTCGCGCAGCTGGCTGAACTGCTCGCCATCCGCTGTGCGTGTTTTGCTGATGAGTGCCATGACGCGGCTGAACCACTGACGGCTCTCTTCCGTTCGCTGTTCTGTGGTGGTAAGCATCTCTGCTTCCATGGCGACGGTGAACATGGGGGGTTCTGTTGTGCACTTACTGAACTGCATGATGCTGGCGCGTTGCTGTGCGGCAAACTCCAGGCGTTCAGTGCCCAGACTTGCTGGCGTGTCGGTCATTGCCAGACCCACAATGTAAGGCCCCTTGACGGCGTCCAGCTCAGGCAACATCTCAATGCTCGAATACACTTTTTTCCCGTCAGCAATCATGTTTTTCATGCGGTCGGTGGGTTCAATTTCGGCATATAACGCTGTACGCCCTGCCAGTTTCCCTTCGGTGATTTCATCAGTTGACAGAGCGATCAGATCACCCACTGCGCAGAGTTCACTGGATGGCCATATCGAAAGGACGTGCTCAATGTTCACCCGGGAGGCGTAAACGGACGGGTCATAGTTTTCTGCGGCCTGACGCAGCATTTCACCAGAAATTTCACGTCCGTCGATGGTTGAACCGGAAACGGCAACGCGAAATTTTTTGCGCTCTGGCGTGTTTTTGCTTCCCATGGAAATTCTCCATAACCTGGTCGTTTTTCCCATGATGGCGGCAGATAACGGTGTGTCTCAAGGTGCTTAAGTTGTATGGCGACGGGGACAACGCGGGCTGGTATCAGGCGGTATTGCTGAGGCTTAATCTTGCCCTGTTAATGTCAGGGGGTGCAATGATCCAGGATGTCTTTATTCGTATGCGGGCGAAACAGCTTTACTGGCAGGGGTATACCCCGGCGGATATCGCTCAGCTGATGGGAATAAACCAGAACACGATTTATTCGTGGAAAAAACGCGATGAGTGGGATGCCACTCCCCCGATCCAGCGGGTCACCCAGTCCATTGATGCACGCCTGATACAGCTCACCGCCAAACCGGATAAAAGCGGCGGTGACTTTAAGGAAATTGACCTGCTGACGCGCCAGCTGAAAAAACTGAATGACGGTCAGGGAGAACAGGCTGTTTCCGGTAAGAAGCCCCGCAGGCGCAAACTGAAAAATCACTTCACCGAAGAGCAGATTGTCGCACTCAGGGAAAAAATCCTGCCGTCACTGGCCTGGCATCAGCGCGAATGGTACGACAACCGCCATCACCGCAACCGCATGATCCTGAAGTCGCGTCAGATTGGTGCGACCTGGTATTTTGCGCGCGAAGCACTCCTTGATGCACTGCGTGATGATGTCTCCGCCGGGTACCAGCGCAACCAGATATTTTTGTCCGCATCCCGTCGCCAGGCGTATCAGTTCAAACACTTTATTCAGCAGGCGGCGCTGGAAGTTGATGTCGAACTGAAAGGGGGTGACAAGATTGTTTTGTCTAACGGTGCAGAGCTTCACTTCCTTGGCACATCGGCAGCAACCGCTCAGTCGTATACCGGACACCTTAAATTTGATGAATTTTTCTGGGTCAGTAATTTTGTGCAGTTGCGAAAGGTGGCTGGCGCAATGGCGACCCTGAAAGGGCTTACCCGTACCTACTTTTCAACGCCATCGGGTGAAACGCATGAAGCTTATCAGTTCTGGACGGGGGATCGCTGGAACAGTGAGCGTCCCCGCTCAAAACGCACTGAATTCGATGTGTCTCATTCGAACCTGAAAGGGGGCGTGCTCTTCCCGGATAAAACATGGCGGCAGATTGTCACCATTGAGGATGCAGTCGCGAACGGGTGGGAATATACGAGCATTGACGATATCCGGGATGAAAACACCGAAAGCGAATTTCGTAACCTGTACATGTGCGAGTTCGTGCGTGATGGTGAGGCGGCGTTCAGTCTGAATGCGCTGATCGGCTGTGGTGTGGATGGATACGACGAATGGCCTGACTGGAAACCTTTTGCTGCGCGTCCGATGGGCGTGCGGGAAGTCTGGCTCGGGTACGACGCCAACGGCAGCAGCGGGAAGGGGGACTGCGGGGCGCTGTCGGTCTGCGTACCTCCACGGGTTACAGGCGGTCGTTTTCGTACCGTGGAGACGGTCAGGGTGCAGGGTATGGAGTTTGAACAGCAGGCGGCCCTGATTGAGGAATACACCCAAAAATATAACGTGAAACATATCGGCATTGATGTGACCGGCGGGAACGGGGAGGGGGTTTATCAGATTGTGAAAAAGTTTTTCCCGATGGCCGTACCGTACAACTTCAATATCGCCTCCAAGCGGGCACTGGTCATGAAAATGCTTCAGGTGGTGCGTGCCGGACGCTGGGAGTATGACCGCAGTGAACGTGACCTGATCCAGGCATTCGCATCGGTGCGAAAAATACAGACACCCGGCGGCTATATCACCTACGACACCGACCGCTCCCGTGGCGTCAGCCATGGTGACCTCGCCTGGGCAACCATGCTTGCTGTTATCAATGAGCCAATTGGTGCGGAGCGTGAGGATAATCGCGGCTTTGCAATGGAGTTCTGAACACAATGAGTAAACGCAAAAAATACACCGGAAAGCGGGGGCAGGATTCGCTACACGATGCACTGAAATCAACGCCTGCACTCAGCGCATTCACCTTTGATGGGCCCTATGAAGTCAGCCGCATGGATCTCCTGGATAACATGTCATGTGCAGATAACGGGCGCTACTTTGATACCCCCATGGACTGGAACGCTATCGCCCGTGCATCCCGTCGTGCGTCCTGGCATCAGTCGGCTTTGTACTTCAAGCGCAACGCCCTGAACGGGTGCTTTGTTCCTCACCCTCTGCTGTCCCGCCAGGCGTTTTCAGCGTTTGCGCTCGACTGGTTTGTGTTTGGTAATGCCTATCTTGAAGTGCGGCGTAACAGGCTGGGGGAACCACTCCTGCTTCGCCCGGCACTGGCAAAATATACACGCAGGGGAAGTGACCTGGATACCTACTGGTATCTCAACGACGACGGTACGGAGTTCAGTTTCAGGAAAGGGACTGTGTGCCACGTGCTTAATCCTGATATTAATCAGGAGATCTACGGGATGCCGGAATATATCGGCGGGTTGCTGTCTGTCAGCCTGTCAAACTCAGCGGATACATTCCGCAAACTCTACTACGATAACGGCTCGCATGCCGGGTGTATTATCTATGTAGGCACATCTCAGGCGAATGCGGAAAGTGTCGAGGCCATTAAAAAAACGCTTACGGATTCCCGTGGTCGCGGGGCGTTTAAAAACCTGTTTCTACATGCACCGGGTGGTGGCAAGGATGGTGTGCAAATACTGCCGTTCCAGCAGATAACCGCAAAGGATGAATTCCTGAACATCAAGGGGAGCGCCCGCGACGATATCCTTGCTGCCCATCGTGTACCACCTCAACTGATGGGGGCAATGCCTGACGGGAATGCGGCGTTTGGTGACGTTGAAAAAGCGGCGAGAGTGTTTTTCATCAACGAGTTGCAACCTGTCATGGAGGCCATGAAGCATGTCAATGAATGGCTTGGCGTTGAGGTGATGCGCTTTAACCCCTATGCCCTGCTTCTGGATAACGCCAGCTGACGCGCTTCGCTTGTCTGCTGCTTCGCCGGGGCATAAAAAATTTATGCCCCGACTCTCCAGCTCTCTTAACGGAATGCGGATGGCGTTCTTCTTTGCAGCTTGCTGATAATATGCATCTTCATACTGTTTACTATCGGCAGCCATTCCCTGTCACCGTCTCCGTTGATGACCACGCGAATGGAGGTATCATCTTCCACGCGAACCCGAAGAGATACACCGTCTTTTCCGACGGAATGTAACTCCATTGCCAGGACTATGTTTACCGACTCTCCTTCATCGTGTGAGTCAACCCATGTTCTTACAGCCATCCGGAATATGTTATCTGTGTCGGTTGCAATCATATTTACCGGAAATGGCCTGAAGTCCCGATCGTTTCTGCACGGAAACCCCGTATCAACGTAACGATGATGCTCGCCGTCTTTGTCTTCCCATGTCTCTGAAGGCAATTCCAGCCACTGCTCATAAAAAGCAACCAGCTTTTCAGCCTGATTGCGCAGAATCCCTGTAACCTCCCGCCTCGCGTCCCGGCTCTTTTTGTTTGCCAGGTACAAATCGCGAAAATGGCTCATGTCGCTCTCCTTTGGTCTGTTTATGCCAGCCTGTATTCTGCGCTCACCTCATATTGTGCGCAAGTTTTCACCCGTGAATGACTGATACTTTAAATTCTATTAACTTTATGATTTCAGTGATTTTTGTCTCTCTTTTTTATCCCGTTCGTCACGTCCGTTTCCCTCCCGATCTCCGACCTCGCCAGACGCAATCAGACGCATTCTGACGGCCTGTTTCCCTGACCATGTTTTGATGTGGTTTTTCAAAACTGACTTTACTGCGTGCGTATCACGCGCCATACGACCCCAAATAAAGCAACCCGCCTTCCATCCCTCAATTCGGGCGCCCTTCCCTCGTCGCCTGCGCGCAGCGATCGCCTCGTTTTTCGTGCACCGTGCAAAGTGGCTTCAGCCAGCGCCGTTACTGGGCTGAAAGGGTAAAAAACACATAAGAAAAATTGTGCAATTTCGTGCACTTTTGTGCGGTTTTCCAGGTGGTGTTTATGCGGGAATCGCAGGCTAAAAAAAGCATGAGCGGGGATTGCCCCCGCGATATTCATGCCGCCCGATGAGCTTCACCTACTGACGGGTCTATTATGATTTCAAAATCCGTGAACAACGCTTTCGGCTGTACGCAGTTACCTTGTTTTTCCAGGCTGACAAAGCCGTATCGACTCAGCATTTTTAACGTTGCTGACAAATTACTTAACTGCCTTCCTGAAAGACTGGCAAGTTCTGTCATTGTCTGCGGTTTTTCCGCATCCATGATACGCAGAAGCGCGATATTTTCGTTGCTCAGCGCCTGACCCAGAGCGTTCAGAGATGAAAACCAGACTCGCGGTTCGTCAGGTTCTGGTTTTAGTTTCCCTTTGGCTATATCCAGCATTCTCTGGCGAAGGACTTTCTCCGGGATAATGCCGATACGGGCTTTCATTTCTTCCCCCTTTGCTGTTCAGCAATCACTCTGTCTACATGGTTAAAGAAATCCAGTAAAAGCTGTTCCGCAGAAGTGAATTCATATGGATAGCCTTTATCGGACGATGTTCTGTGAATATGGTCATAAACGGTAATGCGCCCGGTAAATTTCCCTTTCTTTGGTGGCTTTATTCCGTGAGCGTTATCCATTCCAAAAACCCGGGAGTTATAAGGATCGTGCAATGTCAGGTTGTAGCGTATTCCATGTGGTCTGAACTGGCTTGGGCTAACCCTGTATGCTTCAATCTTCCACCAGTAACCATTATCCATGTGGTGCTGGTATCCATGCATATCCAGAAGGGTGTTCAGCCCATGATCATTGTTTTTCATAACTGATTCGTATCACCTTACTTATGACCAAATCATAACATCGTTTTTTTCTTTATCAAGGTGGGTTATTGTGCTGTTCTTGTGGTTATCGACGTTAACTTATGTACATATTTGAATTCGTAGTGGTTAATATGAAAAAAGTGTCTGACGAATTTGACGGCTTCTGAATACGTAAAACTGTGTCAGGCGGAGTATGTTTCTCCGCCTTTTTGTTTGTGCCAGCCCGGCGTCTCACATCATTACTCACATATTGATCATATTGCGGTTCTTGAGCTGATAATGCTTTGTGCCAGCAACTGCCAGCCTTCTTTCATCTGTCCGTATTTGTCCTGATATCTGTTTACCTGCAAGTTCCCGTGCACCTGTACCAGGTCGCCTTTTTTGTGTTTTGCCAGTTCTTCGTGCTGCTTCCCGAATGCGATAAGGTAAAGCCACATTGTGGTTGACTGTTCTGCGCCATGGCCGGGCAGTGATATCGCCAGTCGTGCAGCTGTTACATCGGTGCCTCTGGATGATTTTCTTGTCGTCGGGTCTTCCGCCAGTCGTCCCCGTGTTGCAATCTGCGTTGTCATATTTGTCTCCGTTGGTGGTTTAGTTATTGGACTGATATGACTGGCAGATCTCCGCCAGCGCCGTAGATAAACAGAATTCGCTTCATGACTTCGCTGCGCTTGCAGACTTCGATGACTGATTTTTCCTGTTGCCATTCAGCCCGTTGCGCCAGCTCCAGTCGTTCCTCTTCCGTTGGCTTCCGGTAATGCGTTATCTTGTCCGTGTACCCGTCCACAACCAGCAGGCCTTCCCGTACCATTTTTCCGGCGGCCTGATTGATGACGGTTCTTTTCACGCCCAGTTTTTCTACCAGTTCCGGTGCGCTGAAGCGTGCGTGCGTTTCCAGGTAGCGTAAAATGATTTCCTTTCCGGTCATTCCTGGGGTCTTCATTTGGTGGCTCCTTCGTTGTTCCGGCGCTCCCGGAGTTCGGTCAGTGCTGCCAGTAAATTTTCCCACCATGTTTCTTCCACGACCGGATTTTGGCGTGAAAGCAGCTGTTGCGCCGACTCAATCATGCTGTTCAGGTCCCTGTCGCTGATCGCCCTGGTGCTGTTAATGGTGTGTTGCTGTCTGGTGCTCATGATGTCTGTGGTTCTCCTGTTACTTGCGGTGCTGCTTTCTGGCGGCTGAATGTACATAACTTGCTATGGCCGCCTTGCGGTTAATGCGCTTCATCGCCCTGGCTAAATCTTCGTTGTGTTTCCTGATATCCTTTTCGTGATATGCCTTCATGATCCTCCCGGCTGGCGTCAGTGGTTCTGGTGCTCCCGTGTTCCTCAGTCTCAGGGCTGCGATAAAGTCGCCGCTGTCTCCCCATGGTCTGGCGTTCAGGATGTCGGCAGTCATACTTTCGGTACTCCTGTCTGGACGGGCTATGGTGATTTCCAGCTGGTCACCTGGCTGCGGTCTTCTTATCAGTCCTCTCAGCGTCAGCGCCGGTAATCTCTTGGTCATGACGACGCTGAACTCTCGTTGCTGAAGCGTGCAGTTGAATCGCGTCATTCATCCCCCTTCAGCTGTGCTACTTCCTTCAGGCTTCCGGTGCTTTCATCCCAGTGAACAATCCGCCCGTCAGGCAGGCGAACGCGCGCCCCGCGATACACGGAAAGCGCCGCACTACTGTGTAACTCCTCGCCCGTTGTACTCAGAGTACTGGCGATCAACCTGGTGGTCATATCCGGTTTTGCGAGTGCCGCACCGGCATATACCACGCCTTCAGGTGCGGGGAACCCGCCGCTGTTTGCGGTTTTTGTGGATTTCTGGTCATTTTTCAGCTGTTGGGTGAGCTGTTTTCTCTGTACTGGAGTCAGTGACCTTAACCACTCACCCGGATCACCTTCCGGTACGATTAGTTTTTGTTCTTTCCTCCCTTCCGGTGGTGGTGTTTTGTCCGTTTCGTTGTTTGTTTTTTCATCATGGCGACAGTTATTGCCACGAGTCCAAGGTGCGGCGAAGCCGCCCCCAACGTCAAAATCCTCGTCCGTGCTGTTGTCGGCTTTCGCTTCTTTTCTGACCAGTTTCCACTCGTCCGGATGGGTGCAGATGGTGTAGCGCTCGCCGAGCGACGGGGCACAAATTCCGTAGATGCGCTGCGGGAATTCGCCGTAGTCGTTGGCCTCATCTGCGGTTTCGTATGCGGTGCGGATCAGGTACAGGTTGCGTGGAATGAGCACGCCGCCCTGACGGTTGATGTAGGTGGCAAAACACCCCACGTCAGCGGCGGCCAGAATGGCGTCAATGTCGTCATGGTCCAGGCGCTTCGGTGATGCGGGGTTACGCTCCATTTGTCCGGCAAGGCGGCGGAGTTCACGCCATACCTGGCGGGGCGGGATACCGAAGAACTGGAACTGCCGGATGCGGTGGAGACTCGCCCAGGCAATGGCGTTTTCCACGGTTTCCGCCATGGTTTTTCCCGATTCTTTATCGGCGTAAGGTTTGCCGGTTTTCGGGTCATTGTCGTGAAAGGTGCTGGCGTCCAGGTTCTTGCCAATATAGGTTGCGATGTAGCTTGCCGGTGTGCCTTTTGCCGGGTCGATTTTTTCGCACTTGAAGCGCGGAGAAATATCATTCCCCAGTTCTGCGCGATCTGATTTGATTGCTGCGTCACGCATGATTTCAATGATGCGTTCTTCATTGTCCGGGGCGGTGAATACCAGCATGTGCCAGTGCGGTGTGCCGTCATGGTGTGGCTCAACGGTGCGCACCCCGTACCAGCTCAGGCCTTCTTTGTTGAGTTTTTTTCTTGCAGCTGCAAAGACGTCGTAAACCAGATAATCACTGGCATCGCGCACGGTGGCACCGTTGTATTTCGGGTTCAGGCTGCCGTCCTCGTTTACGCTGTGAAAGCGGGAAGGGCAGGTCACTGTCACGAAGAACGCGGAGTCACCACGCGATTCGGCGACCTGTTCCATCCCTCTGACGCAGGCCATCATCTCGTTGCGGCGGTTGCGCGGATTCCCCAGCCCTGACCAGTACACGTCCTCCAGGCTCAGGCGTTCACCGTCTTCGTTTTCAATGTCCCAGCTTTTGAGAAAATCACGGGTGCGCTGGCGTTTCTCCCGGAATTCCTGGAGTGACTCATGGCTGATGTAGGGGGATGCCTTGCGCGATACTCTTCCGGCGGCACGCAGTAATTCCTCCCGCCAGAGATCAGCGAGGTGGCGCAGCTGGTTGTTCCACCAGGTGGCGCAGGTGATACGCATTACCGCGCCCGGTACCAGTTCAGGGTCTGGTGCCGTGCGGCGGTCACGTCTGATCTCGAGTGACGGCCAGTATGGTGGGTTCACGCCCAGTTTTATTGCCATGCGCGCCAGCTGCTGGTAAGTCAGCAACCAGGTAAACAGGTTATCGTCGCCTTTTCCTGTCCGCTCAGTAACTTCATCACATATGCGTTCCAGTTCGGTGGAAAATGCCGCCGCCGTTAGTGTGGCAAGGCGCTGAATTTGATCACGGTTGAGTTGTGGCAGCATGAGTAATTCATCAAGGCGATGACGCGCTGCGGTGGCTTTGAATGCCGTCGTGGCGAAGCATTCATTCACCTGTTCGATGCGTTTCAGGCGTGTGCGCAGTCCACGGCGAACGAAGTTATCGGCCACGTGAGTGTTGTTGTTTTTCACGCCTTCATTGCGGGCGCTTTGTTGTTTGCGGTTTAAACGCGCCAGATCACGAATGAGCACGTTGCCAAGAAACGAGGGCAGGGTGCGAAGTTCTGCCATGGCTTCCGATACCAGCGTTGGCGGATTTTCTCGTTTGTGTCTCGCCAGTTTTTCCAGTCTGATCCGGCGCTCTTCGTCGTGGTGAAGATGCGAATTAATTCGCTTGCCTTCGTCTGTGTTTGTCAGGAAGGAGACGGTTTCTTCATCCAGTCTGGCATCAATGCGAATGTCTTCGTTGATGTAGCTCTGAATGGCCTGGCGTAATGCGGTTGGTTGCGCTCTGCCGAACGTTTCAGGATCGATAACCGGTAGCGGGGCGTTCCACGGGTACGCCAGTTGTGCGTTATGGTCGCTCATGCGTCGCACTCCCCGGCAGTTGCCACCTGAAACGCCGCGCGGTACAGCACGAGAAGGCGCTGATATTCACCGATAAAGTCTTCTGCGGTGTATATGCCTTTCACGGCCACGCTGTGGGTTGTCATTTCCAGAACCAGCGCCATCTCTGATGACGACCAGCTGATGGTGGTGCTGTCGGTGCCGTTGATGTGAAATAAACCCAGTCCATCACCATCACCTTTCACGTCCACGCGGTAACGACCGTCAACGGTGAAGGAGAAATCCCCGGATGTGGTGATGCTGCGGGCAGCCTGTTTACAGGCGCGGCGGTAATAGTCGTGCCAGTCGTTCAGGCGGGAAGCCAGCCGGGGATCCACTGCCCACATCCAGTTAAAAAAATCCTGAATATCTGAAAGTCCCTTAACGCTCTTCATGAGAACCTCCGGTAACAGATGTGCGGAAGCCTCCCGCGTACGGGTGCGGGATGGCTTCAGGATGTTGTTTAGTGGTGGTGTTGCTGGTTGATAAGGTCCTGCAGCTCCGCGAGATCATCCGCCAGGTAGCTGAAAACAGCGGCACAGTAACGGTTTGACAGAGCGTGAGTGCGCTCATGCAGCATATTGATGTGCATGATTTGCGCGACGCGTGAGGCGCGGAAAAGTCTGCGGTTGATTTCAGTGCGGATGTGAAGACGCTCAGCGCGGGCGCGCTGTTGCTTGCGGTTTGCCATGGTGTGGCCTCTTTGCTAGTAAGTTCTGAAAACTCACCATCCAGAGCTGCGAAACTGTGGGTGGCGAGACGTACGAGGTTCGCAGTACCGGCTAGCAAAGAACCCGGCCCGACCGAAGTCGGCCCCGTACGCCCCGCCATTATTCTGACGCGAAAAAGACGTGGCGATACAGTACGCACAAAAAAACCGCTGGCGCGGTTGTGCGCTTTGCTAGTCGGCGGGCTGCGAAACCCGGCACCCGTTTTATGAGATGCGGGAAAACTGTAACCCGACCAGACGAGCGCTGGCAAGCGGTTTTTGTGTTGCGTGCTGATGTGGTTAGAATGTGGCGAATTAATATCACCTGGCAACTGGTGATTGTCTGCATACGCGGGGTGTTTCTGATGAGTGATAAGCTCCCTTCTGATTACGACATTCTTTTTGACCTGTGGTACAGCTACTGGCTTGAACGTATTACATGTGTGTTTCACCGACGCGTTTCTGCTGCTCTGCGAATCAGCGCCTTTCTGGTTGGTGTTGCGGCGTTTGTCCTGTGTGATTTTGTTGTGTTGGTACTCTTCAGTGTGGTTCTGTTTCTGCTCTGGCAGTGCATGGCTGCCAGTTTTGAACGCAGGGCTGAAAAGGCTGAATGGCAGACAGTCAGTTACCAGCGCCTTATCAGTCAGCGCCATGTGATTAGTAAGGAATGCATGATTGCGCGCCTCTCCTTTGTTGAGGAAAGTGACAGTCCCATCATGGAGTGCATGATTAATCTTGCCTGGAATAAAGCCTGTGAGGCGGTTGGCAGCTCTTCGCGCAATCATGTTTCGATCTCCGGTCGGTTACTCAGTCGCCTGTGCGGCTTTTGATTTGCCAAACAGCTGTGCGACAGTTTCGCCGGCCGCCCGATTTTCCGGGAATGACACCGGCATGTTCAGCTTGAGTGCCATTGCGTACTCAGCCCGTGCGCCAGCGGACTCTTCCCATCCATCCAGTAAGTAAATGGCATCGGCACACATGAGCATCGGAATACAAATGCTCATGTACTGCTGCTGGCTTAATCCGTCAGGCAGCACGGCAGGATTAAGAACGATGTTTCCGGCGCACCGAAGTTTCAGGTCCTCCACGCAAAATGCCGTCCTGTTGTGGTCTTTGCATCCGGTCATGGGACCGGCGATATAAATCACTGCCATGCTTTACCTCCCGTATTGCGTGTTGCTGTCAGCACGCGTACTTCTTCCACGTTTGTGGCGCAGAAGTGCGAACCGTTGATAAGGCGGATGTGATGCATCTCTGGATTGCGTGAGCCCTGGCGTGTCATGCCGGGGTCAATCAGGCTTTCGTCTACCTCGTACTGACGGCCGTTGGCTGTGAATCTGATAACGGTTGACTCCTGGATCATTGCTGACCCCTTTGTCCGGCAGATTTCTCGTTGAGCTGCTTTTTAAGGGCGGCGATTTCACTTTCCTGATCCTGAATCACCCGGATTGCTTCCATGGTGATCCTCAGTAAGATTGCTGAAGTGATAACGAGCTCTGGTCTTCCAGCAGCTGCGACAACTTTTGCTGTTTCCTCGTGTGCACGGGCGATGAGACGCAATTCCCGCAAAAGCTCTTTGTTGTTTTCGCTATTCATTTTCTGACTCCGGTGTTACTGATTCATCTGTTTATTCACGTACTGGCAGGGGTAAACATCACGCTGTAAGTTGCATCTCCCGTCACAGGTCCGCAGTCCGGGCAGTAGCCACCGCCATAGTGACCGCAGGCGTTGCACTGTCTCAGGGTGGCGATAACTTCCGGTGCTGGTTCGCGGGTTCTTGCTCCAACGCTTCGTGGTGCCTGTATGCAGTTCATCCGGTAACCCCGATAAATGCGTCTGGTTTCCGGTGTGTCGGAATTGGAGATGGTGATTCTGGTCATGCCGCCCGTTTCCTGCGAAAGGCGGTCAAGTGCTGCCCTCAGGCGAACGTGCTCGTGTTCATCGAATGGTTTTCCGTAGGCGGTGAAATTGCCCTCGCCACTGAACCGCAGGTAAGGGGGATCGCAGTACACGCAAAGCGTGTTGCCCATGCCGAACAGGTGACTGGCAGAGCTCAGCGTATCCTTAAAATCTGCGTGGATAAGCAGCGTTTGGGTGCTGTTTGCCTTGTCTGCAAATGCGCGGATTTCCCGCTCAGGGAAGTAGGGTTTTCGGTAGCCGCCGAAAGGCACGTTAAAATCACCTTTTCCGTTCACCCGGTACAGGCCATTAAAACAGTGCCGGTTGAGGTACAAAAACATGGCGGCCAGTCGCAGTTCACGGCGGTCGCTTATTCCCGTTCTGCTACTCAGGAAGGCATGATTCTCTGCGTTAAAGGTTTCGCGAATGATGAGATAGTCACCCCTGTTGTTGTGGTTCAGGAACAGGGTTTTCGCCTCGTCGATCAGACTGTCGGTGTTGTCCCGTGCTGCCCGCCAGAAATTAATCAGCGCACCATTGGAATCACCCAGGATGTAACGCTTGTAACTGGTGTTCATGAATACCGATGCGCCACCCACGAACGGTTCAACCAGGCAGTCAGCTTCTGGCAGATGCGCCTTCAGTGTGTTCATGATGCGGCTTTTGCCACCCACCCATTTCAGCGGTGTGCCGGATAACAGTTCTTTGCTCATAACGCGGCCTCTTTGTTATAGGTTTCGTGCGTTAATAAATCCCATGACTTCCCGTTGTTTTTGCTCAGTAATCGCCAGCGAAAACCGATTCTTATTACCAGGTAGTCGTGGGGTTTTATACGTGAAAAATTCCGCACGCCGTCGCGGAATAAACGCAGCGATGCGCGGGCTTTTCTTTCCACGTTCAGGGGGGGGCAGCAACACACATTCAGGATGGCGGCCATGGCTTCACCTCATATGTTCAGGAATGGTGTTGTGAAGCGCTGCCAGATTTCTGACACGACCTTTGCCTGGTAAACGGCGTCGCCCAGCGCGGTGTGAGCAATGGTCTCTTTGCCTGATCGGCCTGGCATTCTCCAGCCGGTTGATTCAGCCATGGCGATAAGCGGACGCATACAGCGCTCGTCCCAGTAGCACCAGGGGATGCTTTTTTCTCCGGCTGTGCGTGTTATGGCGGATTTCAGGATTGGGAAATCGAAGGATGCGCCTTTGCACCATATGGTCAGTGAATTGCCCGGGCTTTCGTCATGCATATTGCGTGAAATGAACGCCAGAAATTCGGTCACTGCTGCCAGCTCTGTTCCATCTGCGTTGCGCAGGCAGGCTCTGGCTTCCACGGATTGTCCGGCCCACCATACAGCGGTGGCTGCATTGACGGTTCCGCCGTTGCGTTCTGAATCCACCGGGTCGATGAATTTCTCAAACTGCTTGCCCAGCTTTCCGGTGAACGGGTCGAAAAACACCGCCCCAATCGCGAATATGGCTGCGTCCGGTCCGTTACCCAGTGTTTCGGTGTCAATCATGAGATGGTTCATTATGCGCACCCCTTCAGTTCGTCTGGGTTGGCGAGTATTGCAATCAGTCGTTCAATGGCTGCGCAGGTTTCCTGTGGACAGGTGTGTGTCTCTTTCGCTGTCTCAGTCAGCTCGCGCAGTAATTCGCAGATATGTGCACGCTCGGCTTTTCTTGCGGCCATGCTGATATGCGCATGATGGTTAGCTGGTCTGGCGGTTATTTCTCTGCCGGGTGATTCGGCTGTTCTCATTTGTTGACTCCTGAAAAAAAGACAAAGGGAACCCGAAGGCATGAATGCCTTAATTAATTGCTCGTGTGTTTTCTGGTGTTATTCCGCGCCTGCTTTCGGCTTCAGGTTATTCCCAGATCTTCAGGGCTAACCAGATAAGCGCACTCACCTGAAATATCACCCATACAGTGGCGATGGTGTGTATTGCTTTTACATTCTTCATAAGGTTTTCGCTTTATTTACGGCGTTTATCGCCGGTAAAGAATAATTCGATATCCTTCAGTGTGTAGATAATTCGCATAATGCCGATTGCCATAAGCACGGAGATAATCAGAATTACCCATGAAAGAAATATGCTCATGCGGCTACCCCTGTGAAGTAAGGCTCAACAATTTCACCTTCAAACAGTTCTGTCATAATCGACTTTAATTCTTCCAGCGCTTCACGGTCATCGCTGCCCAGTGCGCAGTTGTATAGCCCCATAATTGCGCCGCGCAGTGAGTTACGAAGGCTTTCATCCTTAGTTACGCCCCGGTTTGCGAGTTCAAAGTGATAACGTTGCAACGCGTTATTGATAAGTATTTTGTAGGCTTCGATCATGGCTGAATCCTTTATTTATCAGTGCTTGCTTCCCGGATATTGAAAACGCAGGCCGCTGATTAATCTGTCTGCCGTTCTTAAGGCTTCAAAAAATGTGAAGTCCTGTCCGAAGTAATCATCCCCGCGAGTCAGGGTGAAATTAAATCTGCCAGTAACAGGGCTGCGAAAACTTTTGTGAATAACGATGCCAGTGTCGCCAATCGTCCAGGTGTGCTTGCCGGTTTGTTTTACCGGGTGACCGTCTGGTGTGGTATGGATTTCAGTGGTTGCGGTCGCACTATTTTTACGGAAGTGCTGGCGTGCAACGTGGCGTTCGGTGTTGTTATTGATGCGTGCATTTCGTTGTTGCTTCATTCTTCACTCGGTCCTTATGCGATGATTACAGTGATTCGTCTCTTGTCAGCCTAAAAATCACTTCAGCCATGACTTCGCTAATTACATCGATCCCCTGATCGGTAAGGGCTTCTTTCCAGGCCTTGCTTGCACGTGTTGGATCCATCCTGCCTGATTGCTGTTGTATGATGATGAAGCGTAAATCGCTGTATAAGTCTTTTGTTTGAGTGGAGTCAGTCATGTCAACACCTTCAAATCCCGATGCTCTTAATGATCCCGGTTTGTTTTGATGTCACTGGTTGCCTCCACTGTATTGGTGTTGCTCCAGTTTTGACTTTCTTCCTGTGTAAACCCGCTTTCCATTGATGGTCTGGCAGTCTTCTTTGTTTGCCGGGGAAAACTTTCTTTTCTGTCGGTCGTATGTCCAGTAGCTTTTCCAGTTGTGCCATTCTGGCGGCTCGCATTCTGGTAGTTCGTCAGCCAGCTTGTCCCACTCTCTGGCGTTAAACCACCACACGCCATCCGAATTTTCATCTTCAGGGTTTGAACGGGTCTTGTGTCCAGGCATCTGATTTCGCTGAAGCGCCACGCGCAATGCAGCTTTTGTCAACCCGATATAGGCTGCCCCTTTTTCAAGTGAGCAAAGTCCGGCTACCGGGCCATCCAGTCGCAAGGTTGCCCCTTTTTTGTAGGTGCGTTTTTTCTTTTCCTCTTGGTGTTCATCGTCGTTTGTCGCGCCAACGGATTCGGTGATGCTGTCGTTTTCCTGAAGGGCTTGTGTGTCAGATAACTCTTTATCGGCAATTGACTTCCGCATTTGCTATCCTCTTGCGTTGGTGCGCTTGTCGCGCCTCATGAAGGTTTGTTTAGGTTTATAAAAGATACTCGCACGAGTATCTTTCGCGAGAGGTTAATACTCAAATGGTTATCTTGTCAATAGACTATGCAAAAAAGCTACGTCAAATACGCAAGGCTGAAGGGCTAACGCAAAAGGAATTTGCGGATATTACGGGGTTGTCTTTAGCTGCCATAAGGAACTATGAATCAGGGCAAAAAAGCGCCAGAGCCAAAATTGTTGAGATGGTTCTCCAAGTTGATCGGTTTGAAAAATACATGATGTGGCTAATAAAAGATAAGACAATGCCTGCTGCCGGTCAGATAGCCCCGGCTCTCTCTCTTGATGGCTCCATTCAGTCGGAGGGCGATCAGGTTTCAATCGGCATTACCCAAAAATCACCCCAATCTCGTCGCAATGCTGGCTAACGCTGTACATCGAGCGGGTTTCATCCCGTAGAGAGTGTACGGCTGATTCATCCGTTGGAGGGGCTAATCATGTCGATTAAGCAACTCAAAGACGGGCGTTATAAGGTTGATGTAAGACCGCAAGGGACGGAAGGAAAGCGGATCCGTAAGATTTTTACCCTGAAGTCAAAGGCACAGGAGTTTGAAAGGTATGTTTTGCAGAATTTCCACGATAAACCGTGGCAGGCCAAGCCAGCTGATCAGCGTCGGTTATCCGAACTGATAGATGCCTGGTGGGTGCTTGATGGCCGGAATCAGCCTTACGGGGATACTTACAGGGTCAGGCTGGAAAAAATAAACCGTGAGATGAGGGACCCCCGCGCCAGTGAGATGACGCGAAAGTTTATGCTCGGGTATCGTTCAGATAAATTACAGGCCGGATTAATGCCCTCCAGTGTTAATCGTGATTTGTGTGCCTTGTCTGCAATGTTTACCTCGCTGATTGATGCGGATGTTTTCCATAACGAAAACCCGGTGCGTGGAATACGTAAGCTCAAGGTCAGGAATACAGAAATGGCCTTTCTTTCAGATGATGAGATTGATCGGCTGCTTGAACGACTCGAGGGGGATGCGCGTCGCGTTGCTGTTCTGTGTCTTTCCACTGGCGCAAGGTGGGGGGAAGCAGCTGGCTTACGTGGTGAGCATATCGTTGGTAACCGCGTAATGTTCTTTAACACAAAGAATGGAAAATCCCGCGCGGTTCCTGTTTCTGATACGGTGCTTTCGTTGATAAAAACCCGAAAAACCGGGCTATTGTACCAGGCTGATTACATCCGTTTTCGGGATATCCTTCAGGAGGTGAAACCGGATTTACCCAAAGGTCAGGCGACTCACGTTATGCGTCACACGTTCGCCACGCATTTCATGATGAACGGCGGAAATATCGTTACGTTACAGCGAATCCTTGGGCACGCCACGATTCAACAAACGATGACGTATGCGCATTTTTCACCGGACTTTTTACAGGATGCGATTAGCTTTAATCCGCTGGCTGATAGTGTCCATAAACTGTCCATTGACTAG